GCTCAAAGATAGTCTTACAGAATGGTGATGCACTTAAAGTACAATCTAGCACAGACGCTTCATTAAATTGTTGGGTAAGTTTTGTTGATACGATTAGTGAAGGATAAAATATGTCATACATAGGAAATCAGGTAGGAAATAGATTTGTAGCTTCACAAGCTGCAACAAGATTTTCTGGTAACGGATCAAACAAAGTATTTACGTTAGAGCATTCTGTAGGTTCTGATGAAGATATACTTGTATCCGTTGATGGTGTAATACAAGAACCCTCTATATCTTATGTAGTTAGTGATGGCACAACATTAACATTTCAAGGTAGTGATGCACCTTCAAACGGAACAAATAATATTTTTGTTTGTTATTTATTTAGAACTGTGGCTACCGTTAATCATCCAGCTACAAGTGCTTTGAGTGCAACAAGTGGTACGTTTAGTGGTGCAATTACAGGTGGTGGCACATTTACACCTGGAGGTAATATAGTTATACCTGATGCAGGTAATATTGGTAGTGCAAGTGATACAGATGCTATTTCTATATCAAGTGGTGGTGTTGTTAATTTTACTCAATCGCCTACAGGTGGTCCTTTAGTAAAATTAGTAGACCAAGCTATAAGCACATCTGATGGTACATTTGTTATTAATAATAGTTTTATAAATAGCACATATGATAGCTATCTTTTTTTGTATGAAATTCATACTTTAACTTCAGATGAAGTACAAATGCAAGTTAAATTTTATTTAACAACAACTGCAAGTGGAGATGCTGGAAGTATTATATCAGGTAACCATCATTCTTATGGAAATACTCAATTAGGTATGAACTCAAGTACATCTGCATATAGATCGCAAAATTACAATAGTTCTTATGGAGTTATAGGAACTGATGAAATGGGTAACTCTACTGGAGAGGGAGGAGCTTTTCATGGTGTTTTACAAAATGTAAATACTACAGATGCCCCTGTTGCATTTAATGGTCAGGGTAGTTTTTCTGATGAAGATGCTAATCATAAAGCATTTGCTTTTCATGTTGGTATGGATCCTGGAACTTATAGTGCTTACTATTGTAGAGGTATTTTATTTCAATTTAGTGGTGGTCAACATACTGGTAAATTTAAATTATATGGATTTAATTAAGGATATAAGATGGCTAGATATCATCAATTAGCAGGTGGTGGAAAACAAAAATTCACAGCAGAAGAAGAAAAAATAAAAGATGCTGAAGAAAAGGCATGGTTAGATGGTAAAGCAGAAAGACATTTATTAAAATTAAGATCTGTAAGAAACGAATTACTTGCTGAAACAGATTATATGGCATTAGGTGATGTAACAATGAGTGATGCTTGGAAAAAATATAGGCAAGAATTAAGAGATATAACAAAGACTTTTAAGTCAATGAAGGATAAAGATTTTAAGTTTCCTGAGAAACCAACGGAGTGACGGATGGCATTAACAAAAGTACAAGCAGAGGGCATAAACTTAGCAGATACATTTGCATTTAGTGGCTCTGTGACAGGTGCAGGCACAAGAAAACTTCTTAGAACAATAACTATTTCAAGTAATACTGCTACCGTTGATTTTGTTAATGGTAGTAATGGTGTTGTTTTAGATAGCACTTACCCAAGATATCAAATTACAATAGATGCTTTTGTTCCAGAAACTAATGGTAAACATATTCGTGTTTTAGTAAGTTCTAATGCAGGTTCATCTTATTATGGAGATAGCCAATATAATTGTTTAACGCATAGGTCATATACAAATGGTTCAACGACAGCAACAGATGTAACTTATTTTAATGATTTTGCTGGATACAATTATCATGGAATAAGTAACACTGCTAATAAAGGTGGTGGTCATGGTACACTAACATTTCACAATTTAGGAGGAGCAAGACGGACTGTCATACATGGTGACTTTTGGGCGTTTGGCGATACTTATTATATAATGACTCAATCTTTGGGTGCATATGAATCAAATTCAGTTACTATTGATGCAATAAGAATAAAAGCCACATCTGATGATATAGCTAGTGGAATCTTTAAATTATATGGTATTGTATAATGAAAAATAGAATTAAAAATGTAAATGGCATTGAAATTGAACTTACTGATAAAGAGCAAGAGGAGTTAGAAGCTGAAGAGAAAAAATGGGACAATGGTCAAGCTGAAAGAGATTTAGCTGAATTAAGATTTTTACGAAATAACTTATTGACTCAAACAGATTGGACACAATCAAGAGATGTTACTTTATCAAACGATACACAGTGGAAAAATTACAGACAAGAACTAAGAGATATAACCAAAAAATTTAAAGCAATTACGGATAAAGATTTTAAATTTCCAGATAAACCAACGGAGTAAATATGCCCTACATAGGAGTCAGTCCACAATTTGGAGTTAGAAGAAAGCACACTTATACTGCTATCGCTGGTCAAACCATTTTTACAGGTGCAGGTTCAGAGGGTGCAACATTAAGTTACACAGATAGTAACTTTGTTGATGTATATCAAAATGGTGTAAAGTTAGGTGATGCAGACTACACATC